TTTCCTGAAACGTCTCCGCTAGCGCCGAAAGACTGTAGGTGGCCCGCGAAAATGCAGCAGTATTGTCAAGCCCAATAAACCCATTGCGGCTATTGTTGTCGCGAGAGTAAACGACCGCAGGCAGAGCGCCTCCCTGCGGCGATTGCGATGCATAGATGCGCCTGCCCACAAGCAACGCAACTTCAGGCGCAGCAGACAGCATGCCAACGAGTGCTTCATCTATATGCAACATAATGCCTGCCTGCTATGGACGCGTAGCTGCTGCGCGAGCCTGATGCGCAATTGCCTTCTGCAAATTTTCTTCAAGAGCCTTTGTTAGCTTGCGAAGAACAGCGCGCGACCTGCCGGTCCACCATTTATCAAAAAATCCTGTGCCTCGCACAGCACGCTTATGCCAAAGAATGGCTGCTGCAGGTCTAAGCTTGCTTCCACGACGAACAAACGGCGCAAGGTAGTGATATTTCCTATTTATCGCCCATGGTATGGAAAACGGCGTGCCTCTATACGCTTGACGCTGCACACCAAGCTCAACCAGATGAGCGTGATATCCCTTTTTTGCGCGCTTGCCACCCTTCGGGTCTTTGCCTCGCAAAAACCCAATTCTTGCTAACACCTTAACGCCGTATTTATTTGGATTGCCTTTCGTGCGAGGAGGTTGAACCTGCACTCCAGCCGCGCGTGCAAGACCACCGCGATTTCTTGGAGTATTTGCTTTTAACGACGGCAATTCCGGCTCAACAGTTTTTCTTACTGCTGCCGTAACATATTGCTTTTGCAATGAGAAGTTTAGCTTGCGAAATTGCTCCATTGTGCGGCGCAAATCGTTGCGATCAACTAAGATGTCTATAGTGCTAGCCATCGATCGCCTCCGTAACGAGCAATTCATGCTCAACGCGGCGACCACGCTCAAGGACGCTAATAATGTCAAACGTGCGGCCTTCAGCAACAATTCGGTATTTAGGCTGCAGCCCTTGCGTGTAACGCATGCGGATGCGATGCGTGACGACTGCCTCTAATGCCAAAGCGTTGATCGTCTCGGTTCCCGACAGCGGAAGCAGTGCGATGTATCGTGTGGCCCAATCGCTCCAAGTAAGCGTAAACTCGCCAAGGCTATTGCGAGCCTCGACGGGCTGCTGAATCACCGCTTTTGTGTCAAGCAGACCAGTGTTCATGAGCCGTGAAACGCCACAACGTAGGAAGATGTGCCAGCTGTTGTGAAAATCCTAAGAGTGTCATCAGTGTTGTGGACGCAAGAAATGGATACCTTGTTGTCATCCGCAAGCAGCTGAGTACCAACGTCAACCAACTGCAAATGCACATGGCTCGCAGCCTGGATGGCTATGCGGTCGATTTCCGCAAACGTCACAAGACTTCCTGCAGCATCGCGGTAATCCAGCGAAGTAAGATCAATATTCTGAACTGCCGTGCCAACCGTGCCGCTCAGGACTGCAACTTTACCAGCAGTCACCGCTTCATTGCTGGCAAGCCGCACCTTCTTCAGTGACTCAACACCCTCCGCAGATGCCGTGTCGTTAAAGTCAAACGTGACGCTGATGCTGCCTTCGATGCTCATGCGTATTGCTTCCATGCAAGAGGTGCGAGAAGGTCATACACGCCCAAAGGCACGTCGCGAAGGCCAGCACGATCGGCAGCTTCCCTGTTGGTGTACCAGTGCGAAACCAGCATCTTCACGCTGTGCTTCAACGCCTGCGGTATCGCAGCCACGCTTCCGTAGCCTGCCAGATAGGTGATCTGCACGGCCTTGTCGTCAATTCGCACGCTGGGCCACGTTTCGAGGTACAGAGGGTACGCAAGGCCCGGCGTGTAGTCCTTGTCAACGCGGAAGTCTTGCGTGCCGCTTTCGGCCCAGTTCAGCGTTTGCGTGGTTCCACCAGTATCGACATAGGAAATAGTGACGGTGGCCTCCGATGAAGAAGCATTTAGCCGCAGCGGCGGGCGCGGAAGCTCGATGCGGACATGCGGAAAATCATCGAAGGCCACCGTGTACTGGCAATCCGCGAACGTGCGCTCGCAGTAGTCCTCGCACCACTTCCTGGCAGCGTCGATCAAACCGGCGATGTAATCATCGTCATCGGTGAAGTCTACGATTCGCAAATGCTCTTTAGCTTCAGCCACGGTTACAGGCCGATCGTCAGTTGTCGGCTCTGTAGCCACAACAAGTGATCGATAAGACCGCGTGGTGCTGCGAGCGCTTTGCCAACCGTAGAAAGTCATCATTCTGCCTTCTTCTTGCGAGGACGGCCACGCTTCTTGGCAACTGGTGCGATCGCACGTTCAACCTTTTCCGGCTCAGGCGCTGCAGCATTCTCAAACAGTGACTGAGGTGCAGGCTCGCAAACGCCCATCTGCATCATGCTGCGAGCAACGCCGTCGCCAAGGTCATAGCACTGACCGCGACGATAGGTTTGGTAGTGCCTGCAAAACCGTACTCTCATGACCAGCACTCCTCTGGCGGTCGCCCGTTGTTGTCCCAGAATTCCCCTGGGTGCTGCAGCAGCTGGCCCATACCTTTGTCAGGCCACTTAATCCAGCATTCTATATGACCCACAGTCACGCGGGTGCAGATGCCAGCCTTTAAGTTAGCCTTCTTAGCCTGCTGCCAGAACCAAATATCTGGATCAGTCCTGCCCTCGGCCCATTTACCATCTTTGTTCGGAACTCCCTTAAACCAAGGACGCTCCATTTTCTTAAGGGCGCTGGCTCGCAGAAGCGAAAGACCAAAGTGGGCAGTGTTGGCTGGAACAATATTGTTTAGCAGCAACTCGCCACGCTTAACCTCGCTAATGCGGTCACCCTTCTCATCAACCATTGTGAAGAGAGGTTCGGCAACTCGCCTCTTCATCTGCACTGCCGCCACAAAATCGTAATCGCTTGCAGCAGCGTAAGTCAGAAGACGCGGTACAGCGTCCTGCTCAAACACAGTGTCATAGTCAAGAACCAGAATCCACAGTGGTGGCAACTTAGGATCATCATCTGCCTCAACCATGTCAGTTAAGACACGATCGAGGCACTGATCCCAAAACGCACCCTCAAAGCGTACCGGAGCTATCCGATAGGGGAGCAGTCCGCGCGGCCAGCAGAACACATGATCGTTCCAGCCAAGGCGTGGCGTGCTCATTGCACAGGCCACGCGGACTTTCCCCGATGCCGTCTCTAACTCAGCAGGCTTTACGCCTGACACAGTCGAAGCCGCGCCCACGGCATCCCTCCTGCGTTAAAGGTAATCGAACTACTTAACTGCGCGAGCCTCGACGCCAGCATCGCTGGCCGAGTCGATGCCAGCCTCTGCCTTGTGCAGACGAGCGGCAACAATAATCGAGGCGTCGTTGGTCCCAACGTCACCGCTTGGGGTGACGCTAATCTTAACGTATCGCTCAAGACCCTTAAGGGACACATCAAACCGCGTCACGTTAGCATCAGCGGTATTCGCAACACCTGCCAGCGTGTAGTCAGTGTCTTGGATAAGACCCGTGACTGTAGCAAAGGTAGTGTTGTCGTCGCTCGTTTCAAACTTGACCACAGCTGGTGCTGTAGTTTCTTCATTCGTCTGCACGATCGCATCGACGCTAATGGCATCAAAGCCAACGCAATCAATGCTGTGAGACGCCGTCTGAGCGCTGTTGACATAGCTCACACCAACAGAGCTTTTGCTGTTCTGAACCAAATCCATTTGGTTTTATCTCCTAACTAGAGGGTGAGAGCCACAACAGGACCGGCGGTCGAAGCATCACCAACATCGCTCGTCACGATGTCAAATCGACACGTCGCCTGGAAGTAAGTCTGATCAAATTCAATGTAACGATCGGTCGAGGCACGCACCGTGATGTCACGCCGCAGGCCGTAGTGAGTCGAAAGGCCCATCTGGCCGAAGAGGCAGACAACCTGTCCGTTGCTCACCGAAGTTCGCATCGAGTTATTGAAGAACACCGGATAGCCCATGAACCGCTGCTCGCTTGCACCGGATGCAAGTTCTGCAGCAGAGACGCCACCAGCTGAAAGCATCAGCGGAAGCATCGCGGTGCTGTAGACCTGCGGAGTCACATACCAGCCAGCACCAGCACGGGCGTAGCTTGGCAGCTTACCGATAAGCTCTGCGAAGTCATCAATCGTCAGCGACGACAGAGCCGATTCGCCGGAATCGTTGGTTCCAGCCGTCAGCGTCTCGTTCTCAAACTTCCACTGAATACCTCGGATGCCACCATGCGTGCTTGTGCCGTCACCAGCAAAGCCAGCATCGTCAATCTTCTGGCTGAGCGCCAGGGCAAACTCAGTTGCCACCAGACCGGCAAGATCGACCACCGAGTCTTCGATGAGGCTGTTAGGAACTCGCGAAGCAACACGGCAATCCTTTGCCGAGAGCATCACGTTGTCAGTCGCCATATCGGAAGCAGTTGTCTCCGAATTTTCCGAGACGAAGTAAGCAGTGTTGCCACCAGTGCGGCGTGGAATGTAGAGCGTTTCGCTCGCCATCGGCACGACGTTGGCTTGCTGCGGGATAGCCGAAAACTCGTCAACCAGACGAATAACAGTAGCAGCGAAGCTCTCT